ATCTACCTTATCAACATCAGGAAAGACTTGCGCACCTTTAGGAATATCAACTAAAGTTGGAGTATCAGGAGTAATCCATGCTTTTCCGGAATACATGATAACTTCATGTTTACCGGCATCACCAACCAAAGCAGCACCGCCGGGGTGCCTATCATTACCTTTAGTACCTTCTGCATAAGAAGGAATAGGAGTGGCAAGAATTGTTGCTACTTGCATAGCCCCCATCGCCCCAATAACAGCAGCCATTACAGCACCGGCAATCGGACCTAACTGGAAAGCTTCCATAATACCACGAGCTGTTGCAATTCCAGTTTCTGCAACTTGTACTCCCTTATGCCAAACAGCTTGTTTATGGGCAATCTCTTGCTTTTGTTTTTCCAACTCCTTATTCTTGGCTTCTGTCTGATCCTTTGCTGCCCGTTTACGCGCTTCCGCTTCCTCTTCGGATATAGCTCCAGACTCTGCCAGATTCTCAATTCGTTCAATATCCTCATCATACTTTTCCTCATTAGCTTCCCGCTCTTCTTCTATTTTCTGAATCTGACCATCATAAATAGAAGAGACTAAGTTTCCAATAGCTCCCACAGCTTGAGATGCAGTTTGAAGCCATTTTTTCAAGTTCTTCTGACGTTCTTTCTGTGCTTTCTCATCCGCTTTAGTAACTTTATTGATAGCATCTATTTCTGTTTCTGCTTCTTTTTGGGCAAGGTCCGCTTTCAATTTTGCAAGTTTCTCCTCAAGTTTCTCCCTTTTGTCCGTACTCAAGTTGGCAGTAGCAAGTTCGGATTCCAAAGCGTCAATGGCAGCTTCCGAGGTTTTACGTACATAATCTAATTTTAACTGATACTCAAGTTCTGCATACTCCTGCTGGGTTATTTCCTTAGAAGCTAACTGTTTTTTAAGAGCAAGCGTATCCATAACATAGGCAGCATCCCGGATTTCCTGCTCATGCGCTGCATTCTCTGCTATTAATTGCACCTGATCGGATGCATGTCTTTCGTAAAGTTCTTGTTTCTTTTTTGCATATTTGTCATCAATGAGAAAAATATCTTCACCTGTTTTCTCCGCTGCATCAATTTCTGCTTCACGTTGCAATTCCAACTGGTGCAATTTCAAATCAAGTTCTTCCTGGGACCCCTTTTTTACAACAGCAAGAGCGTTCTCAACATCTTTCTTTTCACGGTCAGAATTATACTTAATAGAGAATTCATCTAATTTATCCTGCATTTCTTTCGCCAAATTCTGACGAGTAGCGATTTCTTCTTTACTATAACCCTTAACAGCAGCAATCTTCTTTGAGTACGCTAAACCAATTTTAGCAAGTTCCTTTTCTAAGCCTTCATCCATGAGGGCGAGTTCAGACTCTTGATAGGTTTCCTTAATCTTTTGTTTTTCCTTAGCAGCTTTCTCCAGTTCACGTTTTTCTTTATCTGTGAGAGGTTTGTTGAATGTACTTCCCGTATTTTCCTCTTGATAATCATTGGTAATACCTTTGATTTGCTCCATTTTTTCTTTCAATCCAGCAACATATGCAGTTTGCTCTTCAACAAGCTTGAAAGACTCATCTATGTCTTTTTTCATCTGATTAGTAGTTTTTTGAAGCCCTAGGCCTTGTTTCAATAAACTACGATTATTATACTCACTCCACTGCTTTTGGTTTCGTTTAGTATAAAGTTGCAATCTAGCTTCTTCTTGCGATAAAGTTCTTTCTAATATTTTAAGTTGTTCTCCTCTAGCTTTCTCAAAAGCTTCTGCACCATCAACTCCCTCTTTTCTATATTTCAAAGCGACCCTATCAATACTTTCCTCCTTAGATTTAACCCATTCCTTATCCAGTTTAGCAGCTTCTTGACCGTTACGGGCTGCATTAGCTAATCTTTCCTCGCCAAGTTCTTCTGCCGTGGCTATTACGGCACGCATAGAACGGACAAGGTCGGTAAATTCGTTTATTATCCCAGATAAAACGCCTGTGTTTTTACCTAAAGAGATCATCAGGGCTTCCCAAGCAGATTTTAAACCATCAATTGCACCTTTGGCATTATCTTCCATAGTATGAGCCATATCACCCAATTCACCTTCAACACCTGTTATTTGTTCGCGTAATGGAACAATCTTATCGGCAGCGGTAAGAAATGCATTGAAAGCAGCAACACTCCGTTTATCAGTCATTTCAAGAGTACTATTCAAATCTACTCCCTGCTCTTTCAATTTTTGTAATCCAGCCACCAATTCAGGCAGCGTTTTAACCGGACCACCTAACGACTTAGCAAGTACCCCGTTTGTATCAGCTAAATTTAGAAGAATATTACGTGTAGCAGTAGCAGACATTGAAGCGTCAAAGCCGGCGTCTGATAATTTACCTAGTAAAGCCAAAGTATCTTCAATAGAGAAATTAAAAGCCTTAGCTACCGGTCCAACGATTGGAAGTGCAGTAGCAAGATATGAAAACGATAACGCACTCTTTGTTGTAGCAACAGCCATTGCAGATACATAACGTTCTGTCTCACGAGTATCTGCATTGAACATTCTCAATGCAGCTCCAGTTAGCGAAGCAGCTTCCCCTAACTCTGCACCGGTAGCTTGAGCAAAACGTAAAACCGATTCTGTTGCATCTAATATTTCTTTCCGTGTAAACCCCAACTTGGCTAATTCTATCTGCAATTCGGTAGCTTCAGAAGCTGTATATTTAGTTGTAGCTCCCAACCTTTTAGCATCAAGAGTTAATTCTTTTATTTGGTCTGATGTGGTACCGAGTATTGCGGCAAGCCGGCTATTAGCAAACTCGAACTCGACAACACTACCAACCCCTTCCCGAAGTTTAGTAAAAAGAGCTACAACGCCACTTACAACAGCCTGTGCACCAATATATCCAGCTGCCCACCCTTTTAAACCAGCACCAACTTTACTTAACCCAGGAGCAAATTCAGAATTAAGTATCTTTCCTGCATTCCGAGCAATAATACCCATATTCTGCATGGACTTATTACCGTTCTGTATCTCAACCCATGCAGCCTTTACTTCTTCCCGGTATGCACCAATAGTCATTTTCTGTTGACTATATCGATCGGAATTTCGCTTTATGTAATCAGTGTTGATTCCAATAGTAGAATTAAGACGGGCAAGTGTACGAATATAGTTTTCATCCGTATCTTTCAAAACATCAACAGCCTTTTGCAGCTGCTTATTCATTTCCTTTGCTTGTGAACGGCTATGTACTTCCTGATTAGTCAAGGTAATAGCAGTTCTGATAAGTTTTAAACGTTCTTCTTCAGATAAAACAGCTTTCTTACGAGTAGTATTACCGGCATTCTGCGCTTTTGTCAAGTTAGCTTCCGTTTTAGCAGCCTTTTCCAAGGACACAGCATTATCCGAGTTTGCCTTGGTTAGTTTCTTCAGTTCAGCAGCAGATAATTTCTCTACATTTAGCTTTTCCTCTATCTTCTTACTGACAGTTTGAGTTATTTCAGACTGTTTTCTAAGAGCTTCGGTTAATTCAGCAGATGCAGAACCAGCCGTTTTTGCTTGGGTATTATAAAGATTACTCAACTTTTCAAGGTCGGCAACTCCTTCTACATTTAGTTTCAAACCTTTTGCTAATTCTTTGGCTGCATTAACATAATCAGCCCTCACACGCTCAATAATATTATCAAGCTCAACTAACTTCTGCAAGTCGTTCTCATCAACGAAATCTTTCAATTTTAAATCCATAATTACAGATAATGTCTATATTCAATAATCTTTCCTTTTATCTCAACTCCAAGTTTATCAAAAGCATAGGTACCATCTTCTTTCTGATAAACGACATACATGCAACCATCCAAGACAGCTGCTTTCTTTGCAAGATCACTGATACGTTCCAGTTCACTCTGCATCTTTTTTATTTCGCAACTACAAGCCATTTTTTACCGATATCCACATTCTGAAAAGAAACGTTCCATCCAGGGACGGAGATACATAATATTAAAGTACTCTTTAGCTGTATCACCAATGCCTAAAATCTGCTCATCGTATTTCTTCTCAATAGAACTACCGTCCGTAAATCCTTTCGTTGAGAATCGAAGCCCGGAATCAATTCTATCGGCAGTTATACT